TATATTTATCATAAAATTTAGGAGTATGATGCTCACAATTGTCCGATAAAGATAAATCATAATTCATATTTAAATTTGTAATATCTTTGTAATTTTCAAATGTATTATTTATATCTATATTAATTATTTCAAACGTCAAATTAGGATATTTTTCTTTAATTATATCATTAATTTTACATAAATAATCATACAAAATTACTTTATCATCTCTTGATTTTTTATGGTAAATATACTCTTCATTTGAATGGATAAATAATACTTTTTTATTGGAATTCAATAAATTAAAAAATCTATCTAAATAATGATTAAATTTTGTTATCAGTTCTACTGTATTTAAATTTGTATAATGTGTAAAGTGTTGCCCGTAATAATTTATATGAGAACCTTTAAAACTTCTATGAGTAAAATAATGTAAATCCTTAACATAAAAATCATTAGAAATATTTTTATTATTAAAAGTTAAATATTTATCTTTTCCATTTACTAAAACATCATATATAATTTTTGAATTATTTCTTACCCAGTCAAATGGATACGTTTCTTTTTTTAAATTCAGATTTCTTAAAGATAATCCGGGACAACAACTTGAACCCAATGATATTATTTCATCATATTTCATCATATTTCATTATATATATAATATTTTTATCTATACGGAACTAAATACTGAAGAAGTATATAAAAATTGTGATAAAATGGATGATTTAACCAATTATTTATCAAATTTTGGATTTAAATTGGTCGATGCTCGTATTTATAAACAATTTGGATGGGGTGATGGATTTTATATAAAAGTAATCCAATAAAAGTAAAACATACACTGGCGTTTTTACAAATTTACATTTATAATGTTATTCCTAATTTCATTCCATTTGTTTCTTCCACCTTCCCCTCCATTATATGTTACCTGCTTGTCATGTAACCTATAATTTACCAAGACTTCTGGAAAATTATGTATTTTTCCATGCCTTTTTAACATGCGCAATTCTAGTTCGAAATCTTCACACATTTGTTTCAGACTCGGGTCATAGTTACCTGCTTCTAATACGGCCGATTTTCTATAACAAACAGTTGGATGGTTTATGAACCAGTGACTCGGTTTTATCTTGTATTCGTCCCACGTTATGGACGGGTGATTAGAACGACCGCGGTTATTACCTTCGTCGTCAAACATTTGAATCTGCCCCCCGCATATTTTTATATCCGGGTTTTCTTTCATATATGTATATTGCTTGATAACACGATTTTCTATCATAATATCATCACTGTCCATTTTTATAATTATTTCATGGGAGCACATTTGAATACCGGCGTTAAGCGTAAACCCAATCCCTTTATTCCCATCATTTTCGTGATAAACCACCTTTGTAAATCTGGTGGTTTTTTGAAACCGTTCAAGTAATTTTTTCAAAATAGTAGTGTGGATTTTATCAGATCCATCGTTTATCCAAATAAGTTCCATATTCAAATATCCGTGTTGGTGCTTAATAGAATCCAAACATTGTTGCAAATAGTTTGCCTTTGTATTTAAACTGGATACAAGAATAGAAACACTATTTACAATAGGAGGTCGCATAAATTGCGGTGGCAATTCGATTGTATTCATAATTTCATAATTTTGTCGAGTTGAACCCCACTCTTGGTATGCATAAATTTTTCCATGACCACTATATTCGGCTCTTGTACAATGAATGGGCAAAAATGTATATGAGGGAAATATTGTCAAATCCTTATAGTTACCGGTATTATACATTCTGGTTAAAAGTCCGGGTCCAACATTAATCCAAGCCCGCTTGCCTGTTTTTTTAACACTGACGCAATTCGATTTCATCCATTCTATCGCACCTTTTACGAGCGGGTGTTTAGGTGGAAATCCCATAGTGCCAGTAGCAATTAATCCTTGCCGAAGTTTCTCATGCTCCCAGCCCGCAAAACACCCACAATTCATCAGCACATCATCGATTGGTTCAATACATATAGAATCGGCATCCAAGAAAACCCCACCATATTTATATAATATTTCCCAACGAATAATATCCGCCTTTCCATTTATTTCTTCCATTTCATCTACTCTGGCTGTGCATTCTAACCGCAAGTCCCGATTTTTAATTTCTTCTTCATTCCATCGAATATATTCAAAATCTGGGTTTTTATCTCTCCAAGTATCCATGAACTTTGTTGGCGGTTGTTTTGGACCTATCCATATTTGATGAATTATTTTTGGGATGGTCATTATTTAATTTATTTAAATAATATTTAAACCCTTGAAACTTTAAAATAGTACAAAATGTAGGTTAAAATAATAAAATTATTATATACTTATTAACAATGACTAAAACTATAATATATTCTTGTGTATTTTTTAATGAAAAATATATAAATTTAGCAAACTTGCTTCTAAAAAGTTATAAACTTTTTGGTAACTCTTCAGATGATGTTGATTATTTAATAATATGTAATCCTGAATTAAAAGATAAAATTCAGGATATATTTGATTCATTACATATAAATGGAAAAATATGGTGTATAAAATTAAAATCAATATTTGAAGTGGGATATTCAAAACTTCAAATATTTAATTATCCCTATATAAATTCATACAATAAAATATTATACTTGAATTATAATGTCTTAATTACAAATTCTATACATAATATATTAGATTTACCTTTAGATAATAAATTATACGCTCCTCAAGAAGGCAATACAAATAATGATTTATGGGGAAAACAGTTTTTCGATAATAATCCAAATTGTTCCGCATTTACATCAGATATATTATTATTCAATAATAATACAATAATAAATAAACTATTTTCACAGATATTATTACATATTAATAGTCATATTAAGAATAATTCATCAATGTCACATTTATTAGATCAACCATTTATTGTTTATCATGCAATTAAAGATAATGTTTATGATAATAAACAATTAACGAATATTGTTATTAACAATCCAAATCATTACAATAACGAAACTATTTGTCATTTCACAGGAGGACCCGGTGAATATGAAAGTAAAATTATAAAAATGACTAATTATATGAAAAATATAATGTTTAATACGAGAGTATATAATAATAATAATATTAACAATCATTGTGTTTCTATTAATACAAATTTGAATGATGAAAAAGCTAAATTTCTAATATCATCTTGCAACATTCTTAATAACAAATTAAAAATAATTGGTAAAAACACAATAATTAAAAAAGGATTCAAAATAGATATATTTATAAAATATTTACAAGGATTAGATAATGAAATAATTTTACTCAATGATGCATATGATGTATTTTATTTAGACAACATTGATATTATTATTACAAAATTTAAAAAGTTTAATAAAAATATAGTAATATCTGGAGAAAAATGGTATTCTCATCAAGAACAAGATAATAAAATGTTTTTTGATAAAATGTCAGAAGATATATATAAATATATTAATTCTGGTTTAATTATAGGATACTCAAAAGACTTATTAATCCTCTATGAAGATGCTAAGAAAATATTACAAAATCCAGATTATCAAGTCCAAAACCTTGGTGATCAATATTGTTTATCAATGGCTATCAAGAATAATTTTAACAAATACAATTTAACAATTGATTATAAAGGTAAACTATTTTATAATGCTGTAAAAGATTGGGATAATATAAATAAATATATAGACTCTGAATTTAAATTATTAGAAACATCTGAATACCCAAGTGTTATACATGTACCTTACATCTCAAAATATTTAAATGTATTAAAAAAATTATTTTTTACAAAGTATAATTATTTATCTAATAAAATATTTATATGGGAAAACTCCACAATAATATTTTTAGAAAACGGTAAAATGAAAGCATTTGGACTAGGAGAATATTACTTTATTGATAAATATTTAGTAAAATGTGATTTTGGTAATAGGGAACATCTATTAAAATTTAATAAGGATTATTCACAATTTATTTCTGTTAGAAAAGACGATTTTGAAGTAGTAGTAGGAAATCATTTATAATTATTCTTGTATTGCTCAATCTTATAGTTTTTTTATTATAAGCATACTCAAAGTAATTTTCATAGTTATTTTTAACTTTTCTAATTTATTTTTTACCTCTAATTTTAATTAATTAAATTTTAATGCTTAGTTATTTAACTTTAATGAATGTTTAATGTATATTTTTTTAATCTCTTTATGTAATTTAATTAATTCCATTTTTTTATTAACTATTTTATTAATATCTCTTAATACCTTACCTAACCATCACGGAGTAACATTTAAATCTTTATATATCTTCTTATTTTTTTTGATAATTCTAACATAGTAATTTGTTCATTATTTTTTATAAGATATAGGTTTTCTATTATATCATTTAATAGATTTATCATTATTATATCTTTGAACCAATATTGATAAAGATTGTTTCTTACAATTAAAAATATTACATTCATAATCCATAGTTACATCATTATTTAAATAATAATTAACAGCACTAATTTTATAATCTTTACTTTTATGTTTAGACATTATTATATACTATTAAATTATATATTTAGTCCAATTTTAAAGTTTCATGAGTGTAAATAAATAATATATTGTATTTATACGGAAGTAAATACTGAAGAAGTATATAAAACTTGTGATAAAATGGATGATTTGACCAATTATTTATCAAAACATGGATTTAAATTGGTCGATGCTCGTATTTATAAACAATTTGGATGGGATGATGCGTTTTATATAAAATTAAGAGAAAAATAAAAGTTATAGCGTTAATAACTATTTAATAAAAATATTTTTTAACAATCACTAATTTTTATCCAGTTCTTTGGATACATGTCATCCATAACCTTTGTGCCTTGTGCTGGTCCGAACCAGACATTTGGATAATAGACAATGTTGTTATTAATGTTCATGTATGCACCCCACCAACTAAATGAACTATTCGCTATGATATTGTGTTGACATAAAGACATGGACAACATTTGTTCCCAATCTTCTAGTTCGTGGTTTATTCTCTCAAATATTAATGATGGAAATCGCCCCACTAACTCATTTATATGATCTTGAACAATAATTTCGTCATTTTTTTCATAAAAACATAATATTTTCCAATTGTTTTTATTAGTAGTCTTTACTAGTTGTCCTAGCGCCTTTATATAATAGTCGGTTTTCAACACTGGATGGTGTTCTTGTATATTAAGATAGTCTCCTATTCTGAAGTGCAATGATACACATTCGTCAAAGTAGTTTTCTCTATATTTATGCAGTACTATTTTCTTTTGATTATTTAATTTAATCAACCTAAAAATAATATCTTTGTTGTGGTTAAAGTATAAATAACTCTGAAAATATCCTACCAGTTTTATATTTTGAAGTTTATTCAGATTATCAAATGAAATTGGTGTATATGCGAATCCTCGTTCTCTATAAATCATTTGTGCGGTATCTGATTTTATAAACGTAGATAGACTGGATAAGAAATTATTCCAGTAAAACAACTTACGATGACCAATAACCGGCTTTTCTTTATTCTCAAAAAAAAAGGGAGTTTTATAATCAATAGCGGTGCTTATTAGGGTAAAAATCTGGAACAATTGATTCCCCAAGCCTCCCATAATTTCAATTGTAATCATTTTATTATATTTACAGAAATCGTTTTATGTTATATAATAAAATAAAATGTTGTATTAAATACTTACTTAGATTGGTTATGTCCTGTCTCAAGTTCTATATCCATATTCATATCCGCATCCTGAACCTCAACAACCACACCATCACCTTGATCTGGCGGCGTTTTATTTTCTGACTTTATTTTAATCTTCGCTATCAAAAGAATTGGTGCACAACACAAGTCCAGTAATATAGCATTGACAAAAACATAGCCTACCAAAGTCGAATAGTCTTCTGCATTATAATAATTTTTAAAACTAACTGCCGAAACTGAGAGGGCAATCGCCGGATTTTTCCGGACACTGGTAATAACCACGGCAATTTTTTCTTGGACCGTTAATGTAAATGGGCACGTGAAACAATAAGAAAGTAACCCGCTTCCAAATATAAAGGATATACAACTTAAATAATGCTTATAAAAGCCCGGACCTCCATAGAAACTTGATGTGATCAATTCGATAGACGAAAGAAATAGTCCAAGGGCGCCAAATGAGAAAAACAATGCAAGCCTCTTAAACCATTTTGCAATATTTTCGAGCTTATTTTCGCCGTTTTCTTCGTCTCTTTCGCACCAAACTTTCAAATACATACCAACGCCTTTCAACGACACCATATACGCTAATATACTGCACATTTGTAAATACGGTAACTGTAGAGAAATATTATCTCTATTCAAAATATAAATCTGCAAAGTAAAAACCCCCGGCATAAATATGAAACTTCCTATAAGTGTGGATACAGATGATGTAATTGATAGATTTACATCTCCGCCTACAATAAAGGTAATAACACTTGCGGCAACCGTTGGTGGAGTAACCGACGAAACCAATAGTCCAACTGCGCGTATGCTATCTAAGTCAAACATTTTAACTAAGGCTACTGCATATAAAGGACATACAACATAGTGTTGTGTAAAAATAAAGAGAATTTTTTTTTTCTTAGTAGCCACAGTAGTGGTCAAATCTTGTATAGAGGTTTTTGTTCCCATTAACACTAAAACACATCCAATTCCCAAGGATAGGGAATATATCATTGCATCTCTTACCCACATATTTAATAGTATTGAATTATGTTTTAGTCAATGACTTATATATTTATATGCGGGTGGGTTTATATGTTTTTATTGGCTAATAATATAAAATGTCTAATTTTAGGGAAGGATTTGTGTTAGGTTTATATACTATATCTACTGCAACAATATTGGATAATACAATTAGTATAAACTATACAAAAGATTTTATTAAAAAAAACACCGATTTATATATTAAGGGATTAAGGGCGAATTATTTGAATCTATTAGTATTGTCTCCCATATATTACACATGCGCGACCAATTATTTAGCCAACGTAACGACAAAAACAAAGTCTTTATATGTGATTGACTATACACTTCTAGTGCTCATTCATAATATGCTTTACTATTTAGCCCATAAAAATATGCACTTAATACCGCAATTGAGAAACATGCACAATTTTCATCATTTATTTAAAAATCCTGTTGCGTCTAGTGCAAACGCGGTAAGCACATCGGAGTTCACATTCGCATATATTTTACCATTTATTTTCGGAATGTTTTGTGTTCGACCAAATATTTATACCTTAAAATGCGCAATAATGACAATTTCTTACTTTAATTTATTCATTCATTGTCCGAATTTCAAGGATATTCGCTTTCCGAAATATCTAGTTTCGCCTGGTCAACATTTTATTCATCACGAAAGTCAACGCGGGACATATTCTGCGCCATTATTAAATATTGACAAAATGTTGGAAAGCAAATAATAAATCCATATCCGCCAATTAAAAATAAATGAAAATCAGTATATAAAATGCATATAGATAAAGCCAACGAGTATATACAAATAATGCTTAATTTATGTATTTTTAAACCAAATCGTAAAAAAATGCATATATATTGGAAAGACGATTTGGTTATTAGTAAACCCATACCGTCATATAGAGAAATGTCATCCTTGGAAAGAGATTTAATATGGTATTCTAAAGATCAGTTTTTTAAATTTGCATATGATGAAATAGAACGACGTAAAAAATTGGGAATAGCGTCTACAAAGATTCTTTGCCCAATTGCAGAAACCAATGACGCAAAAGAACAATAGACCTTTAAACGTTTACATACGACGGAACTCTTGGAAATCTAGGATTTCCATGAACGAAGTATACGGGATCGTTTTGAGTATTATATGCATATTCTACAAATAAAATAGGACAATTTATGCCCTGCGATTTTTGCCATTTAATGAACTCTTCATATTCATCGAGATTATTGAACATAATTGGATTAACTCCGGGAACAATTACTTTTTTGGTGTTTTGTAAGTAATATTTGTCTCCTTTTTTTATTAAGACGTTTGGACAAATGTCATTTTTAGGATTAACAAAGCCTTCGTATTTTGGGGGGATTGGGTTTTTTTTCTTATTTTCTGATTCAACGGCACAAATTAAAAGAAAAAGTCCGAAAGAGAACACTAAGAATTGTGCATAAAGTAAATAAGACATTTATATATAACTACATAAAATTTTAAGGTTTACCCTAAAATATAAGATTCTTCGCATAGAAAGCCATTTGTTGCAAACCAATCTTTAATTTTACTATTATTACTAAGTCCACTGGAATTGATAATAGTTTTGATTTGTTTAATGCAACTATTTCTTTCTCGGGTTTTCATATTTTTTAGCACCGCAACAATAATGTCTACGTTTTCGCTATTTTGACCGCTCATTTTTAATAAATACTTTTGAGAATTTTACTTTTCAATTTTATATTATTGCATAGTATTAGACACATGAAGACAATAGAATTTAAAACGTTTGATACTAGCGAAGATAATATAAGAACATCAAGCGCATTCAATTATTTGAATTCCAATACAGAAAATAAATCTTATAATGACCTAGACCAATATGTTATGATAGAAAATTTATGTACAAATACGGATTTTGAGACAAAAGGTCTACTTATAAAAGACATTAAAACTAAATTATCATCATATTCGCAACAAGACAAATTGAAACAACACTATGACAAGGACGTCTTCATAAAACTAGACGAAGTAATTCGGTTACTATATGACGCAAGTATGTCGTGTTATTATTGCAGTCAAAAGATAAAAGTGATATACGAATATAAGAGGACGCCGGAACAATGGACACTAGACAGAATAGACAATGACCTAGGACACACCAAGGAAAACGTGGTAATTTGCTGTCTATCGTGCAATTTACGAAGAAGGTGCTTGAATAGTGACAAATACCTTTTTACAAAAACCCTCAAAATAAACAAAATTAAATAAACTTAAAACCAACCTAGTGAATTAAAGTAATAAAATGCAATATGTCAACCAAAATGATTTGCTAATGAAAAATTTGAAAGACTATTATAAAAACAACGAAAACATAGAAGAAATGGTTTCCATAATAAATGGACAATCCAGTATTTCATTGAGAATAGTAGACTGGTTTACTACAAATTACTCTAAGAAAAATTGGACTGTTTACAATCTCGAAAAAAACGGCGAAACGCGTCGATTTAAGGTATTCGAAGATTATAAACTTAAACTAAAAGCGTATTCGAAAAAAAGATTCGATCCCTTTTGTAGATGGGATCGCGTATCGTTTCCTTACGGAGAAAATACATACATTCAAACTACAATAGGACAGTTGAATTTTTTTAAATGGGCAATAGAAAACAAAGTAATTGATTATATAAAAGAACATTACCTGGAAATTGATAAGGATATGAATGAACGAAATAGTATAGGATCAAAAAAGCGCACATTGACAACATCTGGCAACGGAACTTCCGCTAATATATCTAAACAAACACGAAAAAAGCGAACAGAGTTGTCATTATCTGCAGTAAAAACAATAAAAAAGGAAGATATTGAGATTCAAGTAGTATTTCATTAATATTGTGCTATTATTTGCGTATAAAAATACTAATAATATAATATTAATGAGAAAAGACTCGATCCCACCAATTAATTTTGTCGGTGAATCAAATTTAACACCCTCACAACCCAGCGTTCCAAAGGGAAATCAATCGGTTCTACAACACTTTTATTCTTTATGCAAAAAATATAGACCAAAGATAAAATTCGCTATTAACAAATAAAAATTAAATAAAAGGAAAAATTGAAAATTTATTTTAACACGAGTTACTTTACAATAGAGAATATGCAAAATATTGTGAAACCAATTCAATATTTTACTTATTTAGGTCTTGATAGAATTTCCAAAATTATAATCGATTTTGTAGACAACGACGATAGCTTAAATACATGGGATGTTCTTGTAGAATATAAGGAAGAATTGACAACCCAACTCGAAGATTGTCCCGAAGAAGATACTATCGAGATATTAGATTTTATTTTAAACATAAAAAAATTGGGAAATCATACAAGCAACGCTTTAACACAAAGTATTTGTGATAGCGAAGCGTGTGACGGGGATGAAAGCGAACTCCATGTTTCACTTAGAAAATATTATTGCACGGTTATGGGGTGCGATCTATTTACATATTCAGAAAAATTCGATATAATTTATTTAGACTTGGTTATTCCGCAACTGAATCATTTTAATTGCACGGAAAATATGGATGGTTTTAAAGTGTTGTTTTCATACAACACACCATTTGTAAAAGAGACTACAAACAAAATGATAACGTGTGGGAGACTACCATGTAATGTAATCAAGACCAATACAAATAATAATACGGTATCAAGGTGCAATTTCATTATGCTGAAAATTAAAAATGAGTTTATTATATTATCAGGATGGTCTATTTATGGCACCGAATGTTTGATGCGAGAAAATACCGATAAAGCTTCTTATAATTTCGACGACGGGCGTGATCAGCATAACTATCTGATGCGATTTGACGAAAACGAAACCTTTGTTATTGGCATTGGATCAAGAGACTGTCATGAAAAAATCACTTTTAATCCTAAAATGTGCGTTATTTGCATGGAAAATAAATGTGAAGTTCGGGGTTCTTGTAACCATGCTACAATGTGCGAAACATGTTTTCAAGAATATAAAACGATAAACAATGGGGAAGTAAAATGTCCTGTTTGTAGGACAGTTTACACAAATGAAGTTTATAGTATGTGTGCAATTACATATAAATCAAAAATAACATCTACCTGAACATCCAGATAGGTTTTGTTTTGGGGAACTTTTAATCATCATTTTGTTTACTAATATAGATGCAGTAGCATCCAAAATTTTATTAGACGCAGAGACTGCACCAGTATTGAAGAATTTGCGATTGCTTGCCTTATAATACGCACATTCATCCCTGGCATCTTCCAAAATTATATTTTTAGTAAACAAATAATCATTGTTAATATTTGTTTTTGTATTTGGTAAATTTTGCGAATATAACCTTCCTCTTTCTTTCAATAATTGTCTATTGCTAGCAATTCTTTTTTTTTCTACTAGACCACTTTTTATAATTCCTTTATGATTACAATTTTTCGAATTGTTGTAACAAGTTTTTGTGTTTTCATTTTTTAATAAATATGGCGCAACACCTGAAAATCCTATACATGCATTTTCATTTTTTGTCACAATTGTGCTGCCAGGCGACGTAAATGCTTTCATAATATTACCGTGATATTTAGATGTGGAGTTAGGCGTGTATTGTTTTCTATAATGATTTATAGGACGGTTTCTAACCAAACCGCGTGTTTGCATATTTATTGTATTTTTAGCATATGAAGCCGTGTATAAATTATATTGTTCGGCTTTCCAATTAATCATTTATATATTATAATATTATATTATATAATAGTATAATGTACAGCAACGACGATAATTTAAATTATTTATTTGTAGACGAACCTACGATTTTAAATAAAACCACCCAGATAAAAAAACAAACCATGAATTTAGGACCAACACCAATATTAACATCTACAAATAGAACACATATGGACTCTAAAGCCGACGATATAATAATTAAAAGTTTTATTACTATGTTATCATTATTGGGGTTATCAATACTTGGTAAATTAATGTATAACTAGATAAATTAATGTGAACTTAAATTAGTATATCCAAAATCGTGTTTTTTGCACCATGTTATGCACTTTTGTATATTATTTTCTTTCAAATTCACTAATTTATCTTTTTTTGCCGAGTTGTTAATTAAAGTAATTGTATTAGATATTGCTTCCAATTGTTGTTGACCTAAAATAGCATTTATTTCCTCCATTTTATTTAAAAAAACCAACGGAAGTTCGAAATTTAACAATGACGAAATTTTATTTAAAGACCGTAATAGATCAGGAACAATGTTAGAAAATGCGGCTCTGTTTTCTCTAGTGTTAATGTAGTTTTTACAAACAATATATTTTTCCGAATTGGCGAGTCTGCTTGTATTCGGTTTGTATATATAAACCTTTTCATACATACTACATAATATATATATTAACTCTGCTGTGAGTTTAGTAAAACAATCAAATATTTTCAATACAAAACACCCTCCGGTATTTTGCATTGTTATTGCATACAGAATTTCGGACATGATTAATGGTTGCGATAATATTTCTTGGTCATTGAAATTACTGGAGAAATCAAAACCTCCGTCGGCGGTTATAATGTCGAAACCGTGTGAATATTTTGCATATAAATGTTTGTAGTTTTCGGGAGACGTAAGATCGCAATTATCTATTCCGCTATCTATAAATACATTAGGAAAAGAATTAATATAATTTCTATTCCATAAAGGAACGTCGGTGTCGTTTGTTCGTATTAAAGAAAGTCCAACCGATTTCTTAATTTTACATTTATTAGAATTTGCAAAAACTTGTAAAGATTCGACAAACCCACCCGGTGCTTCTGCTAAATGTAAACTAGTAACGTTGGTTTTTTTCAAAAACTCTTGAAAAGAAAAAATATCCATAATTTCATATAATTTGAAAAACGACCTTGAAATTGGTTGATATTTGCAAACAGATTGTCTATATCCCGGAACCTTCGTGTGAATAAACTCGTATGGATTAATATATTTTTTTACATGGTCCCATTCTGTTTGATGTTTGTCAATTTCTTCTTTTGTTTTTTTTAAATAGTCGCTTAGAGATCTTGATAAAAAAACATCTTTATTACCACATACAATTTGTATGTCCCTATGTGAAACTATTGGCAATTTATTATTGATATAATGTAATGACATAATTATTAGTTGTTTTTTTATTTAACTGCTTTTATTTGTAGATTTTTTATAAACGACGCATTTCCAAATTTATCCCATTTTACACTAAAGGCTACGACCTCTACGCCAGAATCAACCGCGTTATAAAACGCCTCTTGATAAATGGGATCAAGATTTGATGCTTGAAAATACGAACTATCTGTTCTTTGAATTACAAAACAAATAATAGAACGAACATTTGTAGTTAGATGCAGGTCTTTTAATTCGTTTATATGTTTTAAAGCTCGCTCGCTTACAACCGCCCCCTTTTTTTTCCTATAACCGTCGGGAAAATAGGAGATTTTTTCATTAAAATGTAGGTTTTTAAAGGCTCCTGTTTTTTCCATTAAGTTTCTATCTTTAGATGGAGCGTCTACATAATCGCAAAGGGGGACGTTTTTTACCTCTAATATAAATTCGCGTTCGTTTTCGTCTATTCCCGAAAAATCAAACCGCGAATTTCCGTATTTAACTTCGCGTTTATAGGATTTTACATTTTGTAAAATATCGATAAAATTGCTATTTATTGCGCTTTCTACCAATGTTTCTGCTAATTTAGGATCAACGCCAATTAGTTGTTCATTAAGTAAAATTAATGGTTTATTTTCGTCTAGTTTTTTTTCTTCTTTAAATTCGGACAAATATATTTTATGAGAGCAAACTTTGGACTGGGTATTTTTACAGTTAGATTCTATTGTAGATGCGTAAACATAACATCCCTTTTCACATAAACCGCAACAACCCAAAGAAGCACAATGAGCCTGGACAATATTTCCATTTTTAAGCATAATATCTGCAACATATGGTGTTTTGCATTTTTTAGACGGCCTTGCGACAATATAAACTCTTTCTAAATTATTTAGTTTCATTTTACGATTTAAATATTAAATATTCATATTTTTTCAATTTTTGAAAATGTTCCACCACCTAGTCCTAAAATTTTATTCTGGACATCCGGTGCTATATTTTTATTTTGTGTATCGTTTTGATTATCGTTTTCAGTATCGATTTGATTATCGGTTTGTGAACAATTTTGATTTTCCTTAATACTTTGTATTAATTTTTTATACTTTACCTTGTTCATGGTCTTATTGTTAATATAGAAGAAGATATTCTTTTATGCATTTTTTTGTTTATGTTTGCGCCTTGCGCGCTTTAGTCTACGCATTCGCTTTTTTTTCCATTTATCTCGCATTTATTTACTATACTATTAAATTTTTTAGTTTAAAGATAAAAATAATAAATGTCTATTGACATGTATTATATAGGGATTGTTATTGCAGGGGGGTTTTTTTCGTTTGTCGCTGCTATGGGAATTGGTGCGAATGATGTGGCCAATGCATATGCTACTGCTGTTGGTTCAAAAGCACTAACTATTAAACAGGCGGTTGTCTTAGCTGCCGTATTTGAGACCGGAGGTGCTATATTAATGGGGAGTCATGTATCTAAAACAATAAGAAAAGGTATAGCAGATTATGAATGTTTTGAAGATGATCCGGGCGCATTGATGTATGGTTGTATGAGTGTATGTTTATCGGTTGCAATGTGGTTATTTATTGCGTCAAAATATGAAATGCCGGTTTCAACTACACACTCGTGTGTTGGTGGTATGATAGGAATGACGATGGTTTTAAAAGGATCTAGATGTGTAGTTTGGTATGAAGAAAAAGAATTATTTCCCTATGTAGGGGGGGTTGCCGGCATTGTTCTTTCCTGGGTAATATCGCCTGTGTTTTCTGCTGCAATTTCAAGCACCCTTTATTCTATAATTAGACAAGTTATCATGCGATCAAATAATAGTTTTATTAGAGCAAAATATTTATTTCCTGTTTTAATTGGTGGAACCCTAACATTAAATTCATTTTTTATTATTTATAAAGGCGCCAAGGGGTTAGAATTGGATGAAACTCCACTGAACGTTGCGTGTGCGTGGTCGTTTGGTATTGGTGGTGTGGGTGCACTATGTGTAATACCATTTATACCAACCATATCGAATAAAGCGGTGAACAATGTAAACAATGCTATTAAACCAGACCAAGAAAACAATCAAGCAGACAACAAAGAAAACAATCAAGCAGACAACAAAGAAAACAACAATCTATGTAAAAATATTGTAAGCTATGTTAATGATTCCTTGAAATATGATGTTGATAAAATAATCACCGAGAGTGAAATAATAACAAAAATTCACGAAGAAGCGGAAATATTTGATCCATGCACTGAGGAATTTTTCAAGAGTATTCAAGTATTTACAGCTATATGCGATTCTTTTAGCCATGGCGCAAACGACGTAGCCAACGCCATTGGTCCATTTATGGCAATTTATATAATTTCTAAAAATGGAACTGTTGAAAAGGATAACGACTTTGGTTCGGACGCATATTTATTTTTAGCCCTTGGTGGTCTTGGTATTTCTAGTGGATTGTTGGTTTATGGGTATAAAATTTTACATGCAATTGGCAGTAAACTATGTAAACTTACTCCATCTCGCGGAACCGCGATAGAATTAGCTTCGGCAATCGTAATAATTAGTGGTAGCAGATTAGAAATCCCACTATCCACAACACATTGTCAAGTTGGCGCGACTATGGGTGTTGCTGCCCTAGAAGATCCGTATACATGCAAAGGAATAAATATGAAAATAATCTATAAATGTATGGCCGGATGGGTTATTACACTTGTTGTAGTAGGGGCATCAACCGCGTTAATTACAGCCCAGGGTGCATACACGCCAGAAGTAGGGAAGTCGTGTTAAGAAAATAAAATTTAATAAAATTTAATAAAATTTAATAAAATTTAATGAAATTAGTATTTACAAAAAATAAGATTACTTTGTGCACGAGTTTAATCTTATTTTTCTAATTATTTATTCCAATTTGTAAATATATTTATATAAGGAATTAAATAAAAATGTTGAACTATTAGAAAAATGAACTTCTTAAGAAAAGATTTGCAATGGATTTGTCACCACGCCCACCTTGATAAGTCCAATTTGATTAGCAAGAACAATTTGCTGCAAACAACCGTTCATATGAAAGATAAATGGTTTTTGATGCAAGAATATAAACAAAATTATACAAAAACCGATTTGTATAATAGAATGAATACATCTGTGCAGAATATTGTAAATCAAAATTGCAAACATATACGAAGTTTCATTGACGTGGATTCTATTGTAGGATTGACGTGTATAAAAGCCGCTGATCAATTAAAAAAAGATTGGTCTGGGCGCGGCGTTAATATTCAATTGGCTACGCAACCATTAGAAGGATTAGCCGGGAAAGATTCTAATATAAAACTATTCGAAGAAGCAGCGGAAATTTGCGATATTGTTGGATGTTTGCCGAGCCGCGATTTTAATAAATTCGAAGAACATTTAGATATAGCATTTTCTACCGCAAAAAGATTGGGAAAAGACATAGAAGCGCATCTTGATCAGTGTAATATTCCATCGGAAAACGAAACAAGTGCGTTTTGCGATTTTGTGGAAAAATACGATTATCGCGGAAAAGCACGATGTGTTCATTCTATTAGTTTAGCGTGTCAACCACTCGATCGTCAAGAAGAAGTGGCGTGGAGATTGTCCTTTTTGGACGTAGGAGTCATAATATGTCCATCTGCGGCAATATCCATGAAACAAGCCAGCGAATTATATGCACCAATACACAATTCAATAGCGCCATTGAAATTATTGTTAGATGCAGGAGTTGGGGTGGGATTAGGAATAGACAATATTAATGACATTTTCATGCCTTATTGTGATGGTAATCTCACATTCGAACTAAGACTACTTGCAGAAGCTACTAGAACATATGATATAGATGTTTTAGAGCGCATAGCGACAAATAAATTGGGGTTTTAATGCAGATTTTTTTATTTTTTTATTTTTTTATTTTCAGTTTAATTTTTTGAGGTTTGATTAATAACTTGGCTTTACTTTCTTCGGGATTTTCTAATATGTCGTTTCCATCATAATCCAAAACATCTTCTTCGTCCCAAATTACGTCTTCAATATTAACATTTCTAACTTTACGGAAAATGAAATAATTGTTTAAATAGCTTATTTCCTTTTCATATTGTTTCAGTGTGATTTTATCACCAGACTTGGCACCTTTGTTCATATTTTTATGCACATTTTTAAAGGAATCAATACTATTAATAAATGCAGAATTTATAACACCATCCTCCTGTTCTTTTTTCTCCAAAACAAAGCCATAATTCTCCATTATACGTATAAGAAAGTCGAAGTTAACCAAATATTCTACTACTGGTTTATTGATACTTTCTTGAAATATTTCGATCGCATACCCGAGCGATGAAACGTTATTTGGAAATGTATCTTCGTTATATTTTTTAGATATATTCAAAATTAATTCTTCGTCGTTGTAAGCTGTGAAATTGTTTTCTTTAAGCAAATTAAATACTTTCGCTCCATCATAACACGTTCCAATAAAGATACCATTTAATGCAGTGCATTCCACGATATTAATCATGAAATTTTTGAGCGTTGGTTTATCTTTGAAGAAATAGTGTAACGCAAATTGGCAAGATACGATATTGAAACCCGTCTTTGCTATTGCATGATTATTATACGCCACTTTTCCAATCGTTTCAATATTTTTGGTTCCCATACCAAATATACTGTCGCAAATTGCCTTCGATTGTGGGGATAAAAATGCCTCGCCATTTTTAACATTCTTTGTAAGGTCGCCATGTAAGAACAATGCAGAATTATCAGAGGGATTGTTCTTTTGTTCTTCTACATATCGCTTACATGCGCCGTCTATTTTGTTTTCGATATTGTCCTTAGATATGTCAATCCCTAGAACAAATTTAATATTATCATTGTAATACCATTTTCTTATATCGCCGCCCTTCCCTACTGCAAGGTCTAACATTATTGAATCGGCTTTGATAGTGCCAGCATAATCAATTAACATGGATTTGATTTTATTGTGGAAAAATCGCATTGAAGACGTGGTTTTAGATTTCTTATATTTATTGTAATAAACGTCTTCTTCGATTGGAGGCAATTTACCTGTAATCAATATTTCCTTTGTAATTGGACGATGAATACTATGCCAATTACTGTTTGCCACATGATACGCGTTGCCGAAATTCTTACCACTCGTTCGCAAATCGAGTGTTTTGTCGTATCGGACTTTTAAAGGAATCCATTGTTTGTGTTGTTGGGCGTCAATGACGTATTTGAATTCCACAATCATATTATCCTGAAAAACTTCGTGTTCTTGGGTGAACATTTGTTCATTTCCATATTCGTCAATCTTTATAGGAATATGGCATACGTGTGTATCATTGTCATATGGATTTGTGGGATAAAATAACGCAGGAGAATAGTCCTCAGACTTTAAATTTTTTACAAAGTTTCCATCTATCGTGTCTTTGAATGGATTCAAATATCCATGTCGCTTATTACTGAATCCAACTCTGAGGTTAATAATTCTATACTTTTTCATTTCGCCGGCTTCGTTATAAAAAGTGCTATTGTTTGTGCTATCTTTTGGGTAGGTTACTAAAAAGTCTATTGTATTATATTCAACTGGTTTCCATTTAAAGGACCGCAACCAAGTCATTTTTTGCGGCGGCGGGGCTACGTCTGTTTCAGACCTAGCACCAACCGCCAAATTACTAGGAGTAAATATGAGTCCATCAGTATTATAATTATATTTTTCATCGGTTTCTATAATCTTAAATAAATTTTCACATTCATTAAATAGATCATTTCCGCCCTTAATTATGTGGAAATTTTTGCATACAAGCGTTAATAAATTTTCATCACTAATAGAAGTTCGAATTGTTTCGATAACCGTTTTTAGTGCAGCATATCTACCGTCGCTTATACGATTATCTTTAAAAAGGGGTTCGTTTGTTAGAAGGCGTTGCTTCAATAAATATATGTCAAATGCAGCATATGTATTAATGAATTTTTCATTTTTATCGTATTGTATATGTTCCCCATCAATCAAAGTATTGAATATTTCTTCATTGTTTACGCTTACTCCTGTATATTGCACTTCTTTATTTGTAGTAATAAAATACATACGGCCTTTAGTTGATATATATAGCAACTTCCTTATTCCATCCGCCTTATCTGTAACCGTATAATTAGTCAAAATATTATCGTTATTTTCCGGCGATAGATTTTCCAATTGCAATGTTAGCGACGACGGTCCGCAAAATTGCGGCTCTTTCATATTCATCATGTCCGAATATTGTATCAATATTTTGTCTGCTTCGGATTTTTTGATAGGATATAAAGTATTCTGAATTCCGCGTAAAATGATCATCAATACACTTTGAATTTTGGGATACAACTCGTCGGGTTTAAACTCACTTATACGTTCATTTAAAACTTCTATTTCTATTTCATAGTTTTCGGGCGCATTGAATAAATCACATTCTTGAATAGTCTTGTTATTGGTTACGGCCTTTGTCTTCACGATGCTGAAATCTACACGAACCGGATAATCTTTGTGAGTATATGAAATGCGGTTGATATACCGATAAATTCTTGCGGTTTTATTGACGATAAAAGATACGACTTCGGGGTCTTCATTCGTTTTTACAGTTTCTTTATTGTAACCAATACGAAAATTAAAGTCTTTGTTATCAAGCGGTGGAACAGTCTCTTGAGTCGTTTCGTCAAATATCACCGGTTCTTTTGTTTGAAAAACCACATTAGATGAAGACTTAGTTTGTATTTGTTGAATATCATTGGATATGCAAAACTCTTGAATAAAATGTAAATCAAATATTTCGGCTCGCAATGGACCTTTATTATCAATTATTTTTAAGATATAGGACCCGGTTTCATTATTACAGGTAAAATTATTTGATTTCAAAAAACTGATACAATTATCATATTGCAGTTTTGAAATTCTGGTATGCTTATTTGTGCCAAAACGAATTTCCAATTCATTAGAGCTAGCCTTATCTTTCAAATATAAATGATACTTCAGAAATTGAAGCATACTATCAAAAGTATATTTTTTACTCATTGATTATATATATATAAATATTATTAAATCAATTTCAATTTCAATGTAAAATGTATAAAATTGAATATATATTCATAGAAATATATTCATAGAAATATATTCATAGAAATATATTCATAGAAATATATAACAACAAATTCAACCTTGTGAAATGCGGCAAGTGGTAAAAGAGATAATTCTTTCACTACGAAAAACTCCTTATTATAAAAACCCAGTTATATTTAGTTGGTCTTTTCCCGAACTCGAGACAACATTGAACGAACAATCTAACGATAACCTAGAATTACGCGACTTTCCAGAAGATATTTCTAAATTGAATGAATTATATAAGGAACTTAACGATGACATGACTCGTTCAGCAAGGGTTTTGGGTAGAAATCTGTATTTTAACGATATAGGTATGTTTAAAAGAGCGTGTATGATAAACTATGGTTCTTTGTTTGCATATGAATTTCTAGAAAATATTAACGAGGATATTGTATGTGTTAAAAATAAAATACGAAAAATTAATTCAAATTATAAAAAGGAAATGAAAGAAAAACATAAATCGCACATAATCATGGATGTTTCTATTGATAATATGTTATCTGCATTTAGAGGTCCGCTAATAAAACGAGTAGCAAAATATTTTAATATTAACATTAAAATACATAAAAGCGAAGTTTCGCAACGAATTGCAATTATTAAAAAGACTCATAAACTAAATAGTAGAAACAAAACCACAAATATAAAAAGCTATATGCCAAAGCTATGTCATGCGTTTAAAATGGCCTTATATGAAGAAGGGGCGCTTAAAAACCGCCTCGCAAATGATATGAAATATCTTGTTACTAATGGACACATTAGCCAAGAAAAATATCTTGCAACTCGCAGTAAAGAGGCGAGAGTTAATTGTATTTTAAAAATTGTAGAAGATTTTCTGTATTTGGATCCTTTTCTTAAAAATATATTTGGACTCAACACACAATGTAAAAATCACATTATAAGTTATCTAGGTTAGCAATATTTATATGGTGCACACGACGACCGCATAGTAAATCCCCTAATTTTAGTTTTTCTTTTTGCAATACATTTTTTTTTTGAGAATTTTCTCGGTAAGGCAAATACTTTCTTATCTTTTGTGCGTATGCATTTTTTGTGTTTCTTTGTAGATTTGCAGCAGTTTGTTAATGTTCGGGTTTTTGATGATTTTTTCACATACATTTATATATAAAAAATATTAAATTATTTAAAGCCTAATAATGAAGATAAATATATGTATCATTCCGATGATAACAATATTTTGACAATTAAAACTGTTCAGATTGCGCCCTTTAGAACACTAATGACCGCACTTAAAGATATTTTAATCGAAACGAATATTTCATTTCACAAAGATGGTATGCGAATTATTAATATGGACAAATCGCATACAATTTTAGCACATTTACATTTAAAAGCCGAAAATTTTGAATATTATGATATTGGATGTGAGAAAATCATTATTGGCGTCAATATGTTTCATTTGTTTAAATTAATTAATACAATAGACAATGACGATACTCTTACCATTTATATTGAAAAAGGTGATTATAACGAAGGAATTACAACTTATTTGGGATTGAAGTTTGAAAACGGCGATATAAAACAATGCAAAGTGCAAAAATTACGCTTAATAGAACCAGATTGTGAAGAATTAGCCATACCGTCCATACAGTTTTCTTCTGTAATAAATTTACCCTCGTCTGATTTCCAGAAAATAATTCGCGATCTCAGTCCTCTTAGTGACAAATTAGAAATACGTTCTGTAGATAATGAATTAATTTTTAGATGTCAAGGAGCATTTGCACAAGTAGAGATATCCCGAACCGCATCAGAAGGACGAATGGAAATAAAAGAACAAAAAGACAGTAAAAAAATTATCCAAGGAATATTTTCTTTGAAAAACTTGTCTTATTTTATTAAATGCACTAATTTGTGCAGTGTGTTGGAAATTTATTTGGAAAACGACCTCCCTTTAATTGTAAAATATTATGTTGCATCATTGGGAGAAATAAAACTTTGCTTAGCACAATTGCCAGGCGGAACATAAATAATCTAATTTTTAATCTAATAATAATATTAAAAATTATTATTAAATTCACGAAATATGTTTCCTGAACATACAGCCTTCTTTTGTAAGTCCATCAAATAAATTAATTTGCGAAGAATCTTGAATTACGCAATCCTTTGTCCAAATTTTCAATATACCAAAATTTTTTTTAGGCGAAAGCGTAACTCCATTAATACATTTTTCGGGACACTCGTCGTTAAATAATGTTTCTCCTATGCATTGATAGCACAAATATTTCCATATTGTATCGACGGTTTGCATAGGAACCTTAAATGAAAAGGCCCCACCATTTTCATTTTGCGGATCTTCCCATAGGGGCTTTATATTATTGCGCATTAAAAAGAACATACAATTGTTATATAAATCTGGTTTGATAAGAGAATATACACACAATAACTCTTCTACTGTCGAAAATTCGATTACTTTTTTATAACTACTTTCGTCCCAATTGGTGTCATTTGAATAATGTATATATAATGTCCAATTATCCTCCAAATTGTTCATATAACTATATATTTATCTTTATCTAAATATATTTCACTTTCATTTTCTAGTAAAACATTATTAATATTAATATCGACCATTTTTGTATAGTAAATATCATTTTCTTTCAGATTTTTTTTGTAATATTTTTCCAGGTAATGCTTATAAAAATCGCGATTTAATATTATACCTGTTGTGTAATAGGAAAAGTTTTTTGTTTCTAATATTATATTATACATTTTATTGTTTATAAATAGTAGAAGATATGGTATGAAATAATTAGTTTCCTTTTTTTTAATAAAATTTTCCGAAAATAAATCATTAATCGTTGTTTCTCCTATTTCATTTATGTTGAAGTAAAATTTTTTATTATTTCTATTCAGTTCTAAAAATATATTGTCTACAATAGTAGCTTGTGTTGGTTGTGGAGGTTTAGTAAAAACTCTAGTAAAAAAGGATAAAGCATTATGTATTAACTCAAAAATTAGTTTACTAATCATTTTTCTTATTTTTGTTTGTGATTATTTTTAAATGAATTTAGAAATACCATTTTTAATAGTTCCGACAATTTCGCCGATTTCTTCGTTCTCAAGCATTTCATAAATATCGCTATTTTTATTATCAACAACGTAATATTCTCTGCCATTAATGGTTTTTACAAATACTTCTTCCTCTTCTTCTTCATCTTCGTCTTCTTCTTCTTCTTCTTCTACCACCTTCTTTTTAGAGTCGTCTTTTTCCTCTTCGCCCTCCTCTTCTTCTTCTTCCTCGACTTCTTCTTCTTCCTCTTCCTCTTCCTCTTCCTCGGCTTCTTCCTCGACTTCTTCTTCTTCTTCCTCGGCTTCTTCCTCGACTTCTTCTTCTTCTTCCTCGGCTTCGTCTTCTTCCTCTTCCTCTTCCTCGGCTTCGTCTTCTTCCTCTTCCTCGGCTTCTTCGTCTTCATCTACTCCCTCATAATTTTTATTTTCTTCAATTAGTGAAGGCTTTGATTTTGAATCTAATTCTAAGGTAATTTTTTTAGTTTCTACATCATCATCATCGTCGTAAGGATTAGATTCATCAATATACTCTTCGTCTTTAATGGATTCTTCAATTACATTAGTAGCATTTGTTTCTGTATGAGGATAACATTTTACATTATATTTAGTGGGTTTTGTTTCAAATTCATTAATCGTAAATTTAATATTTTTGGAATCCTTTTTACTTCCCATTTTATTCTTTTTTTTGGATTTTACTTTTAATAAAGGTCTCCCATAGATATTTACAGTTACATCACATTTGCTTAGTTTAATGGAGTTTATAGAAAGGGATTGCATCTTTATATTTTATATGATTATCCTGTTTAAATAGTTTGATTACATATTACTATGATCAATGCAAAATTCCGGATTTGTCAATGTAAACGGTTTATCTACTAATTTGTATCTATAAGAAGTGTTTGTATTACATATTTTTCGGTATTCTTCAATGGACAAATTGCCGAAAAATTTGTTTAATGTATAATAGGGTGACAATGCAGGCTGTATGTTTTTTGTATATGAACACGGAGAACAATAAACAGAATTCATTAATGCAATTCTTTCTACCTTTGTAGATTCATCTAAGTTTTCGTTCAATAAAAAAGCCATTCCGCATTCCGGAGAACAAAAACAACCATAGGCATTTATCACATCTTCGGTAAAAGATTTCGGTATATGAAAAACCTCTGTTGAAAAAGAACATGTGCACCAAAAACATGCAGAATCAATTTTAGAACAATCGATATTTTCTAACAAAAAATTTAAGGAGTTTAATTTTTCGTCATAAGATGTTAATCCTGATTTTTTTGTAGTGGATTTCATAGAATGATCATCATGAATACAGTCCATATCATCTATTTTCAAATTATACACTTCTGTATAATATGGTTCTATTTCGTTTATATGAGGGTTGTATTGCAGTGTGTCTTTATTTGGAATATCCTTCGTATGACATTTTAAATGTGCGATTATTGCAACATTATTTATTTGTTGAGCTTGTTGGGCTTCTATTGGCTCTACAACTTTCCCACCCTTTGGTTTTCTACCCCTTCGTTTTTGCGAAGGTTTCTTCAAATCAGAATTCATATAGAGAAAATTAAGTTATTAATTTAAATAGTTTTTAATAAAGTTATACAAATGGAAACTCAAACAATTCCGTGGGTTGAAAAATATCGCCCCAATACATTTAATAATATTATTCTTAATGATTATAAAAAGCAAATTTATGCTAATATAATTTCAAAAAAAGTTTACTTTCCAAACATGATTTTCTTTGGTCCACCAGGAACAGGGAAAACGACAACAATAATCAATATGATAAACGAAATGTATAAGGATACAAACGACACCCCACAGGTCATACATTTGAATGCGTCAGATGATAGAGGAATAGATATTATAAGAACCAATATTTTACAATTTGTATATTCAAATGGATTGTTCAAACAGGGGTTAAAATTTGTAATATTAGATGAGACAGATTATATGACTAGAGCCGCACAACTCGCCCTCAAATATTTAATAGAACATACATATACACTTGACGTGAGATATTGTTTAATTTGCAATTATATCAGTAAAATAGATAATTCTTTGGCACAGAATTTTTTATTATTTAAATTTAATTCACACCCACGGGAAAAAATTTTTAACTTTCTTAAAAACATATTGGTCTTAGAAAATATTAGCATAAACGATGGAGTTTTAAACAACATTATTGACACATATAATTCGGATATAAGAAGTATGATAAATTATATGCAAATGAACACAATGAACATGAACAAAAAAAAGCCAACAATAGAACAAATTATTGTTAAGCTTAAATCATGTAATAAGACATATACAAAAAAAATACAATATTTCGAAGAGTTGGCGACAAAAATAGATCAAAAAAATACAGATTTGATTAAAAAAATAATAACCTACACGTTTCAAAGGCAATTAAAAACCAATTCTATAAGCAAAAATTTTCTAGACACTGCTGCAAATTTATATCATAATTTAAATAACACTGATAAAATACTCATAATATACTTTTACAACAATATTCTACCGTTTTTATGAACAACTGCTAATAGTTTTTTAATCTTACTAGACCTTTTAAAACTAGTTGGTTTTTCGGGACATTTTTGTTAGGATTGAAAAAATGTAAAGAAGATTCAAGTGTTAAATTTTGAGCAATCTTATCAAATTTGTCCTTTATATCATCTGTATCTGTCTCGCTTTTTTGCTTTGAATTATACAAATAATCATTAACACACAAAGCAACTCCTTCCATATTAATATATGACTTTATAAAAATTGAAAAAAAATATCCTAAATGTAATAGATTATAATATATATGCCATTTGATTGCGACGAAGCCTGGCACAATTTTTGCAGTAATAACGATTTTGAACAGGAGCTTTCTTTCGTAGAAAGGGAAACTAAATCAAACAATGACGAAAATATTCCTAAATGTAGTGATTTATATATTTCAACGACGACCAAGATTTCGTATTTGGATAAAGATATTGACTTGTTTGATGTGTTTTGGAAAATTCCAATAATTTCTTACTCTACAAAAGATGTAGGTTGTGTCAAAAAACAAATGAAATATACATTTGTAGATGAAAGCGATGTTGAATCCATCAAAAAAAAACTAGAAGACTATGAATTATATGATTTGCAACAAATAAGTTTTGTTAAAAACGATACAAAAAATATTTACAAAGATGTAAGAAAAATTAATATTGGTATGTGTGAAAAAGACATTGTTTCAACGCGATCTAAAAAGAAAAGCGCATTTTACAATTGTTTTGTTCTAATAGTAAGATTATACGACGATAATTCTGAAACATTCAAGGAGAATCATGTTAAAATTTTCAATACCGGAAAGTTAGAAATGCCTGGTATAAAATGCGACAAATTTCACAATATGATTTTAACATATGTTAAAGAACTTTTTAGATTGCATTGTGGTTTGAATGTTAATATAAAAGAAAACCATGAAACGGTGCTAATTAATTCAAATTTCACTTGTAATTTTTGCATAAATCGCGAAAAATTGACGAGTATATTAAAACAAAAATATAAAATAGAAACTTCATATGATCCATGTTCTTATCCGGGAATAATGAGTAAAAAACTTATTGAAAATAGCAAAAAGAAAATTTCATTTATGATTTTTAGAACAGGAAGTGTGCTGATTGTAGGTAAGTGTTCGCTTGAACAAATAGAAAAATTATACTTAGAGTTGAAAGAAATATTTAAAAATGAATATAACGAAATTGCTGTCGATATTAATTTCAATAATATGCTAAAAAAAAATAAAAGTCAAAGGAAAAAATATGTGGAACTAATTGTAGACAGCTAAACTTTGCATTAATTGTGAATATAGTTCTGTATCATTATTATATATTTTACTACTAATTGTATCGAGGACTTCTAGTGTTTTATCAGTAGTATTAAAGTTTATAAGAATTCCGTATTTTTCTATATTGTTAATCAATTCTTCAATAGTAAAATTGGTCAATAAAATATTTAGCAGTGTTTTATAAGTGTGAGTAAAGTGTTTTAATTGTTTATAAAAAATTATCTCGGAATCCTTTAAATTATTGCTTGTAATTGGAGCTTCGCCTAATATTTTTTTATATATGAACATCTTTGCATCTACTATTGATAAATTCAATAGAGAATGTATCTCTGCATTGGGCTTTTTTATTTGTTCAATGAACTCAAAATAATAAAAAATAGACTTTTCGCTGTTATGAATAACAAACGGTAAATTTTTGGATTTTAATAGTAACATTAAAAAAATAGACTCTAATGTATCTATCCCAGAAATTAAAGTACATAACGAAAATTGTGCGAACTTTTCTTGATTTAGTAAATTAATATGCAAAAAATATTTATACAATAAAGTTTTAAATGCACTTATACATTCTTCAGGGGATATTGTTAATTTTTGTTTATAATTATCAATATTTGATACATTAAACATTATATATATTTGAGTTATAAATTTAAATAAAACATATTTAATAAATATTATAAAATGACCGAAATTGTTGAGCGATCAGCAGAACAACCATTATATCCCGGTAACACAACACTATTACATGCATGTAAATTGTCGTTACAAGAAGACAAACCAATATTGATGGACTATTGGGAAGATTCTTGCAAAAAAGAGGTTTTTTTTGGTTTACGATCAACCGAAGAAAAACTTTTAGTTAGAAACGAAGAAGAATATACCAGTCCAATTTCAAAAATATACAAAGTCGAATCGGACTTTATTGTTATGACAGAAAATTCTATTTACATTGTTTCGGTAAATTGTCCCACAAAAAGAATAACGTAGTTGTTTTTCTATTTTATTATATATATATTATAAGACATGGATATTATAGAAGCTAAATCTAAAAAAAAGAAACAAAAGAGAAAAGAAAGATTAGCCAAAAAATCCGGTGAGCCTATATCTAATAAAATATCCAATCCCAAACCAGCAAGACAAAATAGTAATGTTGGAACACCCGTGAAAAAAACCTCTAAAAAAAATAAGACTAATAAAAATAAGACTAATAAAAATAAAAGTCTAAAAAAAGAAAATGAAATGACTTACGAAATGCTAACTACGATAGGAAAATATAAAAATATCTATAAAAAAAATAAGAAACCTTTACCATTTTTTGAGTTAATAGAAGGAGATTCTGGGAAGGCTATAGAAAATTTATTTAAAGATTTGTTTTACAGATTTAAATTTCTCTTTACGAAACTTATATACGGGATAAGTCTAGTTTTATTACCGTTTATAAAAATTCCAGATCTAAAAAATTTCTTTCTTTGTGGCGTGGATCCCTCTTGTAGAGATGGTTCAAAAGCTAGCCCTCTTGTTAGATTAATATTAATGAACCACTTCGAACCAATAAGAATGCTAACAACAATAGGTCCATTTTTTGGTGTAGCCGGTGGCATATTTTTTATAATGAACTGTGGATTATTAATACATTATGAATTAAAAGTTTGGGCAAAGGCTGCCCTTATTTCCGGGCTTGGTAGTGCACTAACATTGTTTATGATATACCAAGTATTACTTTTACATCCACAATTACACGGAGATTTAGTCAAAGGTAGTATCAATTACATATTGTGGCACGGTGATGAAAATTTTGGAATATTTCACTCAGCAGTTGCAACGATTTTATGTTCTTTTGTAACAGCGCCGATAATGTTACTAGGATTGATACATTTACCGGCAATTATTTTTCTTATTTATTTTATTGGCTCTGCTTATCCGGATTATTTTGATGTTGATAAATTTTCAAAATCTTTTATGAAAACAGATAATATTGATTTTAGAGATAACATAATATATGCACTTGGCGTGTTAATTTCTATGGTATTTGTAGGCGAAACGTTTCGTTGTTTAAGCGAACATATTGAAACCGGTCCAGTATTATCTAGCATTAATTATTTATTAGAAACGGCGCTTTACAATGGATCAATTGTTTTCATGTTGGTAATTTCTGTATTTTTTATAAACGAGTCTATTAACACGATTGATACTATTAAAGATTCTATTGATACAGAGTTCAGTGCAAATCTAGAAACTACAAATGGTTTAAGTTCAGAACCACTAACAGACAAAATACAAAGTGTTGCAGGATTGTTCGGCGGCGTTCCAGCCGGAATCGCTGCGGTCCCCATTAAAGAAACATCGGAAATAATTCGTGGAGAAGTAAGCGAATTGGCGAAGACATTAGAAGATATAAAAACACAAGCCCAGGTTACACGAGCGGCCGAAGGCATTGGTTCTTTAACAAGCGCAGCAACACAGGCAAGCAAGGCAGTAACTTCTGCTGCATCGGATGTAAAAAGTGCTGCAACTGGGGCAAGCCAAGCGGTAACGTCGGCTGCTTCGGGCGCGGCAACTGCTGCAACAGAGGCAAGCAAGGCAGTAACGTCTGCTGCATCGGATGTAAAAAGTGCCGCAACAGGGGCAAGCCAAGCGGTAACGTCTGCTGCATCGGATGTGAAAGGTGCTGCAACTGGGGCAAGCCAAGCGGTAACGTCGGCTGCTTCGGGCGCTACAAATGCAGCAACAGCAGCAACAAATGCCGCATCTAATATCGCATCCAAAAGTAATAATGCAGTGGCAAATTTGGCGTCAGAAACAATAAATGCTGCTGCCAAATTGAAAAAATAAAGAAAACAAAGAAAACAAAGAAAACTAAGAATTAGCTTTAACTTTTTGTTCCAAAAATAATATTTTCTCATTTTGCTTGCTAATGATATCATGCATTTCTTTTAATTTACGTTGTTGTTGTTCCAATATTTCTATTATTTGTTGTGGATTTAATTCTACCTTACCTTTTTGCGGGTGATTCATGACAAAAGTCGGAGAGTTTTGTTTTTTCATTTCTTCGAGATGTTTCTTTTCTCTTTCTGCTTTCATTTCTTTTGTTTGTTTTAGGACATCTGGTTTATTTGAAGGATCTCCGGGAGCATAATTCGCCAATTCATTATCGATATTTACCAAAAAGAAGTTTTTTATAGATTCATCCTTTACAAATTCATCTACGGTTTTTGTTGATTCTTTAACATATTTATTTGGTGCGTTATTAAGTAATGTTTTTTTGTCAAAAGTATTTTGCACATGAGAAAACACTAAAATTGTATGTTTCGGGTCTAATTGCACAAATGGCACAGTGTAGTTTTTTAGAAACTCTTTTTCTTCTGCCAAACACGCGCGTTCATCATATTTTGTATGGTCTAATAACTTTCGTTTAAAAGCAAATGTCCCGGCTGTTCCGTGATTTGCTGAATATGGTCCAAATTGATACATTTTATTTATATGTTTAAACCAAATATACAGTTCACTGGCACCAGCACAAAGGGCGTTAGGGTGAGATGTTAAAATATCTACCGCATGACTAATTCTTGTCGGTGGATAATAATCATCGTCGTCCATATAAACTATGATGTCTCCTTTTGTTTTCTCGTGCATTAAATTTCTTTTTTTACCCAGCGTCATTTTTTCATCATATTTATAATATTTTATATGCGGGTGATCTTTAACCAAATCTTCTATTTTGTCCGTTCCGTCATCAACTATAATCCATTCTATTTTGTCTTTTGGATAAATTTGGCTGTCAAAACATTTCAACATAATTGGAATAAACGGTCGTCGATTAAAGGTCGGTGTGCAAACACTCACAAAAGGTAGCTCTTTTTTATTTGGCTTGTTTTTTCGGTGTTTTTTTCCCATATATTTATATTAAGTTCGTCCGTTTAAATATTAATATTTAACAGTATATAGTAAAATAATATGTTTAATCGTGAATTAAAAGACAGAATAGATTTAATAGAAGAAAAAATCGCAAAACTAGACCAAAAATTAGACGAAGTTTTTAAAATATTAAATGAACAAGTAGTCCCTGAATGCAATAAAATGAGCAATCATATAAATTTTATTGAAACCGTATATAACACGGTAAAACGTCCTCTTGGATTTATATGCAATAAAATTAGAACAATAATGAGTGTAGGAGATAATTTCTCCCTAACAAACGAAGTTAGTTCTCCAAAAATAGAAAATAGTAATTGTGAATAAATTTAATAATATATTAATATATATTAATGCCGATATCAATTAATGAACTTTTCCTTGCGACAGAAAGATCTTTTGGAGATCTTGGAAACACAGAAAAGCTCTTTTCTTCAAAAACAAAAGCCGATTTAAATACAAAATATAGGTCAAAAGCGAAAGCGAAAACAAAAGAAGCCTCACCAACAACAAAAGAAGCCGCGTCAAAATCAAAATCAGTAAAAAAACGAGTAACACGGTTTTTTACAAAAAAACGATTTCAAAAAAAGACTGCTACTGAAGCAGAAAAGCCATTGAGATTAAGTCCTGATACAGGAGGTAAAAAAAAGAGCAAAAAAAATAAAAATAAGAAAGGAAAAAAATAAAAAACCAAATTATATAAATGGTAAAAAAGTTTCCCGCCAAAACCAATAATCCAGAATTTAAAGAACTAGTTGATAAATTTCTTCCTAATTTGTCACCAGACGATATTTTTAAGCTCGGTAGTTTTGGTGGAACATATTGGCGACCGATCGTGTCACAGGTTACTGGAAAAATCCACAAAAATCGCCATTTAAAATTTAAAAGGCGTGGGTGGTTTCGCGGATTGTCAAATGACAAATTGACAAAACCATTCGATGAATATGATGTAAATATAAATAAATATAAAGTAAAATGTGGATCAACATTAGAAGATTGGGAAAGTAAAAATTGGATAACAAAACACGATCCATATGGCTGGGTTGAGTGGTATTGCAATTTCTATTTGGGGAGGCGAAATATAGAAGAAGATACGCGGCAAATACAACGATGGTTAAATTTTTGTGGACCAAATGGTAGGTTTAAGCGTTCGT